CACATCCGCATAGCCGCGCAGCGCCGAGCGGTGCAGCGCTGCGAGCTGGCCGACGCCGAGCCGGCGCACGACGCTCGCCGGCATGACATATTCGCCGCGATGCACGACGCCCGCGGCCTCGTGCTTGCCGCCGGCGCCGGTGTAGCCGCCCTCGGCATAGAGCTGCGGGAAGCCGGACGCGGCCGCGCCGCCGAATTTGAAGCCGCCGAACAGCGCGCCGATCAGACCGCCGACGCCGCCATTCGCGCCCTTCGACCCGAGCAGGCCGGCGAGCGGGCCCTGACCGAGCAGCGCCGCCTGCAGCGCCGCGTCGGCGAGCTTCTTGGCGAGGTTCATCATCGCCTTGCTGGCGTTCTCGCCGCCGGACACGAGATCGGAGAAGAACCCCGACAGCGACGTGCCGATGAACTGCTGCAGGTCTTTGAACGACTGCTGCGCCGCCTTCGCCTCGTCGAGGGCGATCTTGGCGCGGGCGTAGGCGGCGGACTGTTCGTCGATGCGGGCGCGCAATTCGTCGGTGACGGCGACGCCGTCCTTCTTCGCCGCGTCGAGCAGCTTGTGCGCCGCCTCGGCCTTCGCCGCTTCGAACGCGCTGAGCGACAGCGCCTCCTTCTCGCGACCGAGCGCGACGATGCGCTTCTCCAGCGCCTCGGTCTCGCGCTGATAGTCGGTCTGTTTGGCCCCGCCTCCGCCGCCTCCGCCGCCACCGCCGCCGCCGCCGCCAGCGCCGGGCGGATTGCGCAGCCTGGCGGTGAGAGAGCCGTCGTCGCGCGGCGACAGGGCGCGGCCGCGGCGCGCCTCGCGATCCTGTTCGGCGCGGGAGTCCGCCCGCTCGTTCGCGGCGGCGCGGATCGCCTGCACGCGGGCGTCGATCTCCTTGCCGACGCCGGCGACGGCGTCGCGCACCGTCGTCTGGTTGAACCGCTTCTGATAGGCCTCCGCCATGGCCTTGCCGGCGCGGTCGCCGGCGCCGGCATAGGCGTTCTCGAAGGCGGCGATCTTCGGCGCCGCGATAGCGGCCTGGCCGGCATAGGACAGCAGCGCGTTGATGTTGGCGATCACGGCGCCGACGGCGCGATTGACCGCGGCGATGACCTGATTCATCGCGTTGATCATCGCCTCGGCGACAGCGGCGCCAGCGGCGTTCCAGGCGGTCGAGATGGCGTCGCCGGCGAACTGGAAGGCGTTGATCACGGCGTCGATCGCCGTCGTGACGGCCGACAGGAAGGTCGCGGCGCTGGCCGGCAGATCGTTGTTGAGCAGGCCGACGATCGTCTCGATCACGGGCTGCAGATTCTGCCGGAGCGAGGCGGTCACCTGCTGATCGGCCGAGGCGATATAGTCGAAGGCGACGCGCGCATAGTCGCCCAATGTCGCCAGATCGCCGGCGATCGGCCTGACCGATTCCCCGAACAGCACGATCGCCGCAGCGGCGGCGGCGAGCCCCGCGCCGAAGGGCGAGAAGGCCCCGGCAAGCGCGACGCCGGCGACCGCGGCGGCGCGCACGACCGTATCGAGATTGTCGAGAATGAACTGCGTGCCGGTCGCGACCTTGCCGGCGAAATCGTATTGCGTCGCGAGCTGGCCGAAATAGCGGGCGAGCGAGGCCTGAAGCTTGTTGAGCGACTGCTCGACCGTCGGCACCAGCGTCGCGAACTGCTGCTCGACTGCGGCGCCGCCCTCGAGCAGAGCTTCGAAAAAGACCTTGGACGTGATGGCGCCGTCGCTCGCGAGCTTCTTCAACTCGCCGCGCGCGACGCCGAGCTTCTTCGCCACGAGGTCCATGATCAGCGGCGCGCCTTCGGCCACCGAATTGAACTCGTCGCCGGACAGCTTGCCCGATTGCAGCGCCTGATTGAGCTGCAGGATCGCGCCGGCCTGCGTCGAGGCGCTCTGGCCGCCGACGGCGAAGGCCTTGTTGATCGTCTCCGTGACCTTGAGCACCTGCGCCTGCGAGGCGCCGAGATCGCGCGTCGAGCGCGTCAGGCCGGCATAGAGATCGGCCGTCGCCTCGAGGCTGGCGTTGGAGCGCACGGCGATGTCGGTGAGCTGCGAGGCGCGCTCCTGCGAGCCCTGACGCGACTGGTTGGCGGCGGCGATCTTGTTGACCGCGGCCTGCCACTCGTCAGCATATTTGCGCAGCGCGTCGACCGAGAGATAGGCGCCGGCGAGGCCGGCGACGCGCTGCAGCCCGGACGAGATGGTCGAGGCGGTCGAGTTCATCAGCGAGGCGAGGCGCGAATTGGTCTGATCGAAGGCGCGTTCGATCGCCGCGGTCTGGCGCTTTGTCGTGCCCTGCGCCTTGTCGAGCGCGCGCTCGAAGGCGCGCACGCGCGCCTCGAGGGCGACGACGAGTTTCGCTTCCTCGGCCATGCGGGGATCTCAGGTCACGGTGTCGGCGGCGGTCGCCATCAGCTCCAGCGCGCGGGCCGCCACATCGTCGGGCGGCTCGGCGACGCCGGACTCCAGCGCCTCGGGATTGTTCGCGCCGATCCAGCCGGCGCGCACATGCGCGAATTCCCAGGGCGTCATGTCGCGGACCTGCCGCGGCGTGAAGCCCATTGCGGCGCCGGCCCCATAGTAGAGGCCCCAGCGCGTCATGCCGTTGCGCCGGGGTCGGGACTCGCGTCCGGCCCCGGCTCTGATTTTGGGGGCGGATCATCCTCGACGCCGAGCCAGAAGGCCGCAAGGATCGTGAAGGCGACATCGCGCAGGCGGCCGACGCCCGTCTCGGCGTAGCGCGCCATCAAGAGCAGCGCCTTTTCCGGCGCCATGCCGGCGCCGACGAGGCCGAGCCGCAGCGTCTCGCGCAGCATGGTCGACGTCGCTTCGTCCCTGGCGACGGCGCGCAGGATGACCGGCACGCCGGCCTTGCAGCGCTCCTCCAGCTCCTCGGCGCCGCCGATGGTGAGGCGGAACTTGTGCGGCCCGTCGCCGAACAGCGCCTCGATCTCGCCCTGCATGATCAGGGAATCGCCGCGTTCGACACCGTGCAAGGGCCGTCGCCGGTGACGGTGAGCTTGATCACGGGCCGATTCTTCAACTCTCCGCTGATCTCATGCGTGATATGAGCTTTCAGCGAATAGAGCTTGTCGGGCGTTGCGCCGCCCGAGCCGGCGTTCTTGATGTAGAGGCGAACCGGGACTGAGACGGTGGACAGCGTAGCCGTCTCGATCATCGCCTGCGCCTCAGGCACCGCGAAGCCCTCGATCGAGATCGACACCCCCTGGCCCGTCACGTCGGTCTGATTCCAGATCGGCAGGTCGGGGTCGTCACAGTCCGGCACACTGGAATCGGTCGTCTCTTTCGAGAAGCTGATGTTCCAGGCCGTGACGCCGCACAACTTGGTGTAGACGGGCGTGACGTCATTGGTCCCGAGATAGAACATCCCGTCGCCGAATTTCATGGTGTTCGGAGTCGCCATAGCCTTGTCCTCGATGTTGGCCGCGCGACGGCGGCGGGGTCCGGCGACGCCGGAGTCAGAGCGCGTCGATGAGCGCGGTCAGCGTGACGACGCCATGCGTCGTCAGGCCGTCAGGGTCTTCCATGTCGCGAAGCTGCCCGACCTCGACCGGCGCGGCGCGCCAGCCCTCGGCCGTCAGGTCCGGCGTCCAGCCGCGCAGCGCGGCGCGGATCGCGCCGGCGATGCGCCGGCATTCGACGGCGCCCGTGGCGCGCGACCAGACATGCAGCGTCACCGTCGCCTCGAGCGGCTCGACGCAATCGCCGGCGGCGGCGGCGTCGACGATCTCGATCGCGCCCAGCTCGACATGCGGAAAGGCGACCTCCTGCGGCGCGCGGTCATAGACGCGGCCGGCAAGGCTTGCGACCTCGGCGCGCAGCCGGGCGACCAACGCCTTCTGCAACGCCAGCGAGGCGGGATCAGCCACCGGCGAAAGCCTTCTTCACCGACTTGCCGATGGCGCGCGAAATCTTGGCCCGGGCGGCGCGTTTGGTCAGTCGCCAGGTCGGATAGAAGAAGGGTTGCGCCGCCTGCCCGGGATGGCGCGCGCCGGCGAACAGGCCGCCCGCCTTGTGCGCGGCGACGCCGAACTCGACGCCGAGGGCATAGTCCCATTTGGCGCCGGAGCCCTTGCGCGCCTCGACCGTCGTCTTCGGGCCGCCGGCGGTGACGCGGACGCGCAGGCCGTCGGCCGTCGGCGTCGCGACGATGCTGGCGCGCAGCGCGCCGGTGTCGACCGCGACCGCCTGCTTCTGGCGGGCGACGAGATCATCCGCCGCCGAGACGACGGCGCGGCCGGAGTCCGCTTTGACGGCGCGCGGCAGACGCGCCAGCTTGCGCAGCAGCGCGGCCCGGCCCTGCATCGCCATCAGCGCGCCTCCTCGATCGCGTCGCCGGCCCGGGCGATGTGATGGCGCGGCATGAGGCCGACCCAGCCCGCGGGATAGACGACGATCTGCTGCGGCGCCGGGCGGGCGCAGCCGGCCAGGCGGCGCAGCGCGATCTCGCGCGTGACGCGCACGCGGCGCGGCCTGTCCGCCTCGACGCTCATGTGGCGACCCCGCCTTCGCAGACGAATTCGATCGACGCCGCATCAGGCCGCGGCGTGACGGCGCGAATCTGCATCGCCATGCCGGCATAGGGGCCGGCGAGAAAGATGATCCGGTCCTCGGCGCGCAGGCTGCGCGCCGTCGGCCCGGCGTGAACCGTGGCGACGCCCTCGATCGTCGATTCGAGCCGGCCCGCCTCCAGCCGCTCGCGGCCATGCGCGGCGCGGAAGCCGGTCGCCAGCGTCGCGACCTCCTCCCAGCCGCCCTCGACATTGCCATAGCCGTCATCGACCGGCGCGGCGCGGCGCTCGTAACGCGCGCGCCAGACGAGGCCGCCGGCCGGGATGCTCACACCAGCACCCTGCGATAGGGCGCGATCAGCGCCTCGACCGTGGCGCTCATCGGGATCGCGTTGAAGGCGCCGGGCGCGGCCGACTCGCGGAAGCGGAACATGTCGCCGACCATCAGCAGGATCGCCTGCCTGATCGCCGGCGGCACCTCGTCGATCCCGCCATAGCCGACCGTGAAGGTGACCGTCACCGGCGCGATGCGCCGCGGCGAGAGGGCCGGCAGATCGACGTCGGGGAAGAGTTGCACGACGCTGCCCGTCGTGTGTTGCAGCGGATCGGACCACGCCGTCGAGGCGAGCGCCTGCGCCGCGTCATCGGCGTCGCGATAGGCGATCGAGGCGACGGCCTGACAATCCGGGAACGGCAGCAGGATGTGGCGCTTGCACGGCCAGCCCGCGAGATCGAGCGCCCAGGTCTGCGTGACGAGACAGCGGCCGAGCGCGCCCGACCAGCCGTCGAGATGCGCCGTCGCCGCGGCGATCAGGCCGGCGATGGCGCCGTCCTGATCCGTGTCGTCATAACGCAGATGCGCCCGCGCCTCGGTGAGGCTGACCGGCGCCTGCGCCGGCGGCAGGATGCGACGGGGATGGAACATCAGCGCGCCTTGTTGCGCGGCGGGCGCTCGGCCTTGTTGCGCGGCGCCGGCTCGGCCTTGACCGCGGCCGCGTCGGGCACGACCTCGATCACGCCCGAGGCGACGAGATGCGCGACGTCGCAGGGCGAGGCCTCGCGCAGGTCGCCGGGCTTGTAGAGCCGATCGCCCTCGTGCTGGCGCAGGACTCGGTAACGGGCCATGACGGGCGCTCCAGGAAAGACGCGCCGCGGCGAACCGCGACGCGCAGGATCATTCGGCCTGACGTCAGGCGACGCGGCCGAAATCGCCATAGATGAACGCCTCGGGCCGGTAGACGGCCAGGGCGAGCCGCTCCTCGGCGAGGATCGTCGTCAGGTTCCTGGTGAAGTCGTCGTTGACGTAGCCCGTCTCGACGCGCGCATCCCAGCGGTCGAAGACCTGCGCCCCGAGACGGAAGGCGCCGGTCAGGAACTTGTCGATCGCGATCGACTGCGTCGTCACCACGGGCAGGCCCCACAGCGTCGGCGCGATCGAGCCCTGCGGATTGCCGATGATGTAGCGGCCCTCGGAATCCTTGAGCAGCTCCACCCAGGCCCAGTCCGCCGGATGCATCACATGGCCGGTCGCCGGATATTCGGCGAGCGCGGCCTGCAGCATGGCGAGGCGCATCACGTCGATCGACGTCGGCGAGCCGGGGCTGATCGGCGCGGAATAGGCCGTCGCCTGCGGGATGATGCCGAGCAGGTTCTGGCCCGTTCCGTCGCCGTTGAGGAGCTGCGACTCCTCCTTGAAGGCGAGGCCGTAAAGCAGGCGCTGGTCGATGATCGAGCGAAGCTGCGCCGCGTCGCTGAGAATCTGGCGCGAGGCCTTCATCCAGTGCGCGATGACCTTGGCCGAGGTCGACATGATGTCGAACTTCAGATCGGACTCGGGCTTGGCCGCCGCCTCGGCGACCATGCCGGCCGAATTGGCGAAGCCGGTCTCCTTGACGTATTCGAGAGTCGAGCCGTCCATGCGGCCCGGCGTCAGAAGATCGCGCACCGTCATGCGGCGCTGCGGCATGGCGAGCAGGCCGGGCAGCCGCGTCGTGGCGACGAGATCGCCGGCGGCGCCCGCCGTGTCCGTCGTCACAGAGGTGATGGTCGCCTTGACGCGAGTCTCGGCGAGATTCTCCTCGAACGCGACGGAGGCCTGACGGCCGCGGGCGAAGCCTTCGGCGCGGAACGCCTTGAAGGACTCGCTGTCGACGAAGCGCTCGCCGAGCGACTTGAAGCCCGCGGCGGCGGCGCCGGGCTCGCGCGCCAGCTTCTGCTCGAGATCGTCGATACGGGCGCGCGTCTCGTTCATCTTGAGCAGCGCCTCGTCGGCCTTCTCCTTGAGGCCGGCGCCGAGTTCGATGCCCTTGGCGGCGTCGGCCAGCGCCTTCTCGGCGATGGCCTTGACGGCGGCATGCTGCTGCGTGAAAGCCGCCTTCACCTCGTCGGCGAGCTGGGCGGCGGTCTTGGTCGGTTCGGTCATGGTTCGATCCTTTCTGGAAGTCAGCGGCGAAGCCCGCCGACGAGCGCCGTCAGAAACGCTGTCGATTCGGCCTGCGCCTCCTTGCCTTCGGTCTTGCTCCGAATGGCGTTGCCATAGCCGCAGGAGGCGATCCGCTTGGCCATGTCCTCATCAGCCCCCGCCTTGCGCAGGAGCAGCGCGAGTTCGTCCTCCCCCGCCGCATCGCCCGCGCGGAGCCTCGCGCCGAAGACTGCGAAGGCATCGAGAAGATCGCTCTTGACGGCGTCGACCCGGGCGCGCGGATTGGCCGGGATCGAGACGACGCTGACCTCGAACAGGTTGACCTTCTTGAGGACGCGCACGCCCTTCTCGCTGTCGTCGACCAGCTCCTCGCGATAGCCGATCGACAGACCGCGCACCGCGCCGGCGCGCAACAGGATCAGCGCCTCGTCGGCGCGGCGCACGCCCTTGAGCAACTGGCCGGAGACGCGCAGGCCCTTGCCGTCCTCGGCGAGATCGGTCCAGACGCCGATGACCTCGCGCGAATCGTGCTGCCAAAGCATCAGCGGCGAGGTTCCCTCGCGCTTGTGGCGGGCGAGCGACTCGGCGAAGGCGCCGGGCGCGACCTTCTCGGCGTAGCTGTCGAGAACGCCGAAGACCGAGGCGTAGCCCTCGAACAGGCCGGTCTCGTCGTCGACCTTCTTCACGTCGAGCGGGAAATCGCGATGCATCATGCTGGCGGCTCCTCGGCGCCGAGGGCGGGCGCGGCGGTGATCGGCACATTCTGCGCCTGCATCCGCGGCACATCGCCGCCGGCGACCGGCGGCAGGTTTTCGAGGGCGCGGACCTCGTTGATGGTCATCGCGCCGATCATCGTCATCTCGCGGTAATAGGCGGCGCGCGACTTGGAATCGCCGCGCAACAGGCCTTCGAGGTTGAACTCGACGGACAGGCCGCGGGCGCGCTCCTCGGGCGTCAGCAACTGCTTGTCGATCGTCTGCTCGATGCGCACGAGGCGCGGGCGCAGCGTGTAGCGGACGAAGCCGATCGTCTGCTGCTCGACGCCGGAGCCCCAGCTCGTCTGCTTTTCGGTGTGGCCGATCATGAAGGGCGGCACGCCGAAGAAGCGGCAGATTTCCTCGACCGAAAAGCCGCGCGACTCCAGCATCTGCGCGTCTTCCGGGCTCAGCATCACGGCCTGCCACTTGGCGCCGCCCTCGAGCACCATGGGCCGGCCGGCGTTGATGACGCCGGAAAAGCGCGTCGCGAGTTTCTCCTCGGCGATGGCGCGCTGCTCGGCCGTCAGAAACTGGTCGAAGGCCAGCACGCCGGAGGGGCGCAGGCCGTTCCTGAACGTCGAGGCCGCCGCCATGTCCGCCGCGCCGGCGATGCCGAAGGCGCGGCGCGCCGCCGCCAGAGTCGACATGCCGCCGAGCGGGCCGCCGAACGGGCCGCGCAGATGCAGAATCTCGCTGTCGAGCAGCCGGAAGGCGCGGCCATCGGCCGACCATTCATAGGCGATGCGCCCCGACTCGACGCGCTTGACCGTGACCTCGGCGTCGATCGGCTCGATGGCGACGATGCGCCCGCCGCTCATGTGCTTGCGGGCGTAGGCGTTGCCGCGCAATTCGAGCTGCGCCGAGACGACGGACCAGAAGTCGAACGCCGTCTGATCCGCATTCGGACTGTCATGCAGCAGGCGATAGAGCGGATGATCGGCGACGGGCTTGCGGCCGGCCTTTTCGTTGAGCAGCACGCGCAACGGCATCGACGCCTGCACGCCCGCCAGAAGATTGACGCAGGCCCAGACCGCCGACAGCGCCAGCGCGCCCGACTCGCCGAGCGAGGGCGCATCATCGGCGCGCGCCGCCTCGCGGATGATGACCTGCTCCGGCCCGGCCCAGAACCAGGACCGGAGCTGCGACAGCCAGCTCACGCCGAGCGCGCCAGCGCGGACCAGTAGTCGGCGGCGCGCCCCGCGGCGCCGGCCTCGGGATTGCGCGCCATCAGGTCGAAGGCGTTGAAGAGGGCGAGAAGCGGGTCGATCTTGGCGACGCCCGAGGCCTGCTTGGTGATCAACACGGCGTTGCCTCTCAATTCTGTGCGCGCATTGCCGGCGCACCAGGCGGCGAGCGGCTGGCGCGCTACGCGCAGCGTGCCGTCCTTGAGTTTGCGCGCCGCGCCCTGGATGCAGCCCGACAGGCGATAGCCCTGCGGCACGCCGACCATCAGATCGGGCGGCACGCCGCGCGCGGCGATGGCGTCGGTGATCGCCGCGACGCCGACCGGATCGAGCCCGATGCCGTGTTTCTCCGGCAACAGGCCGGCGCGCCAGACGGTCTCGACGATGTCGGCGACGCCGTCGACATCCTCGTTCAGGCCGGCCTCGCGGCCGATGTCGACGAAGGCGAGATCGCCTTCCTTCTCGAAATCCGTGAGCCGCGAGGCGATCTCCTTGCGCAGCTCGAGCACGCCGCGATCGGCCCATGCGCGGAACCACGCGAGCCAGCGCTTCGACCCGCGCTCGCGGCCGAGGACGCAGAGGCCGAGCAGATCGTCGAGGCCCCCGCCGTCGACGCCGATCGTCGCCACCTCGCAGCGCGCAAGCACCGACTCCAGCGTCAGCGGCTCGGCGGCGGCGAGCCAGTGATCGACGCCTTTCCAACGGCCGTCATGCGTCGCGACGCCGATCTCGACGTTGAGATGCTGCGACAGCCAGCGGCGCTTTTCATGCTCGCCGATGGCGCAGGCCTGATCGAACTGCTCGCGCAGGATTTCGATTGACACCGAGCGGCCGAGGTTCGGATTGACCCGGCCCCATGTCGTCGGGTCGAGCCAGGGTTGCGAGGGGTCGGTCTGCACCTCCTCTGGAAACTCATACAGCACCGGCAGCAGCGCGCCGCCGCGCTGGCGGCCGTCGCGCACGGCGCGGGCGTAGTTCAATTCGTCCTTGAAGACGCCGGCCGGCGGGTCTTCCGACTGCGTCGTGATGATGACGCCGAAGGATTCCGGGATCGCGGCGCGGGCCCCGCGCAACTGGCCGATGACGCGCGCCGCATAGGGCTTGGCCGCCATCAGATGCAGCTCGTCGAGCAGCCAGCCGGCATAGAGGCCGCCGGTCGCCACCTGCGGATCGAACGTCGTGACCTTGAGATGCGCGCCGGTGACGCGATGCGTGATCGTCTTGATGTGGTCGCGGACGTGAAGCAGCTTCTTCAGGTCCGCGTCGAGGTTGATCATGCCTGTCGCGGCGGCGAAGGCTGTGTCGGAGATCTCCTGCGTCGGCGCGAACAGGCCGAAGCGCGACCGCGGCCGCTGGTTGAGCAGCAGCGCCGTAAGCATCAGGCCGGCGCTGTTGGTCGTCTTCGAATTCTTCTTCGGCACCACCACGACAACATTGCCGACGCGGCGCACGCCGCTCGCGCGGTCGAGCGAGCCGAACAGCGCGCCGACGATGTCGCGAAACCAGTCGCCGCCAGCCTCGGCGAGAGACGGCGCGCCCGGAACGTCCGGCAGGCGCAGCATGTCGAAGGCGCGGCGGGCGCGTTGCGCCTCGGCCTGATCGAGCGGCAGCGCCGGCACGAGCGAGCGGCCTGTCGCCAGGCGCTCGCGCCAGTCGGGACAAGAAAAATCCCAGCTCGCGAGCGCGGCCGGGGCGATGGCTGCAGTCAATTCGGGCGGTGCAGGACATCGGCCCAGGCGCCGGTGCGCATGGTCTCGGCGGCGGCGTGCTGGTCGGCGATCTTCTTGCCGATCGGCTCTTCTTTCGGCTTGCGCGGCTCGGCGGCCGATTGCGGGGCGAGGCGGGCCAACTCGACGGAGCCGAACAGCTCCTCGAGGGCGCGCTGGGCGGTGACGTTGCCGCGCTTCGCCGCGGCGTCCATGCGGGCGAGGTTCTCGGCGCGCTTGCGCAGGGCGCCGGTCTCGATCTCCTCGGCATAGGCGCGGCTGGCCGTCGGCTCGCTGACGCCGAGCGTCCGGGCGATCTGCGCGACGGTCCAGCCCGAGGCGACGAGGAGTTGCACGCGGTCGCGATCGGCCCGGGTCGGCATGTAGCGCGGGCGGCCGCGCGGGGCGGGTTGCGGATCGGGCGAGGGCGGCGGCGGCTGGGGCTGGGTCGGCGGGGCGGTGAAGAGGGTCGGCTCGGTTGAGGGCGCCGGCGCGGGCGGGGCGGAGGCGCGCAGATCGGCGGAGAAATACTTGATCAGCGTCGGGCGCGACACGCCGAGGCGTGCGGCGATGTCGATCTGGCGAAGGCCGGCGGCGGCGAGGTCACGCGCCTGCCGGCGCTGCTCGTCTGTCGGCGTGAAAGGCGCGCGCATCGTTTCGTTGCGTCAAAACGCGGCGAAAACAGCGCGCGTCAAC